GTGCTATGCACTTAACCCATTCTCACAGGTAGCGATTGCAGACCAAAATCGTGGACTCGGTGTTAACCCGCAAGTTAAAACTGCGCTTGAGCAAGCAACGGTATCAGAAAACTTTGCAGGTATGCGAGTTATGACAGCAACCACTTTGCCAAGCTACACAACTCACAGTGGCGCGGATAGAGTTGGCGCAGTAGCGTCTAACCCTGATGTGACCTATGTAACTGCTAAAGACACTATGACGCAAGTCATCGCGGTGTCAGGATTCGAAGCGAACCTTGAAATCCGAGCAGGTGAAACGGTAACAGTAGCAGGGCGAAATCGCCTTAACTTATCTACACGTGGAAAAGTGCTAGATGAGACTGGCGCACCGGTTGTATTCACCGGCACCGTGACCACTGCTGTTACATTAAGTGGTACTGGTACTGGTAACATTACAATTACCGGCCCAGCAATATACGAAGCGGAAGGCGCTTATAATACTACTGATTCGGCAGTTGTGGCGGGCGATGTTATTACACTTGGCGGCTCAGCTTCAACTACCTATCAGCCAAATCTATTTTGGCATCCTGACGCATTTAGTATTGCATACGTTGACATCAAAAAGCTTAAGTCGACTGACACAGTGTACAAAGCCAATGATGGCTTGGTTATGCGATGCTCGATGGATAGCTCAGTGCGCGAAAACAAGCAGATTGTACGATTTGACCTACATCCCGCGTATGGTGTTTCAAATCCATTCTTTGCCGGCCAAGGATTCGGTACTGCATAAACTGCAAGAGCTAGGGGCTTCGGCCCCTTTTTTTATGAGGTGAAAAATGATTAAAGTCAAAAAGCCGAACGGCAAGATTATGGTATACAGGCGCCCGATTTTAATGCAGGGCTTCGCTACCTAAACAGGTATATGCAACAGCTTAATGCGCGTGGCGTGATTCTTGGCTGGACTAATCTTACAAGTGAAACCGATGTGCCTACAGTGCCAGATGGCGCTATTTTAGGCATTATCTACAACACAGCATTGCAATTGTGCAATCAATACGATGTTGAAGTTAGTCCACTGCTGGTTAAAAACGCTAATGACTCTATGCGAGTGATGGAGCAATTAGGGTGCACAATCATACCTACACAGTATCCAAAAACATTACCAGTTGGCACGGGTAATCAATCCGATGGTGATGACGAGATTTTTTACAATGGAGATGAGAACCAATGAAAAGTAAAGTGTTTGTTGATGAGCTAAACGATGCCACAACAAAAAACCCGGTATCATCTTCGCAATTTGGATTTGTCGAAAATTCAACGCTATTCAACACAACATTGGGCGATATAAGCACAGCATTAGGCGTAACAGGTACTATTCAGACCAAAGGCGCAGGCGATGCGGTGGCTATTCTAACAACGCCAAGTGCAGGCGAAAACTACATTGCAGGGATTGAGGTTGGCGCAGGAATAACAGCGCAAACTAGCCCCGACGGTGGTGTTAAAATATCCACAAGCCTGATTAATACAGCAGTGACAGGCGCAGGCATTATTAAAGACAACTCAGCGTCATCTATTGCTATGCGTCGAATTGTTGGCGGTGATGGCATTGTTGTGGAGCAATCAACCGATACTATTGAGATATCACAAGCAACAGGCGCGACAAGCGGCAAGACTGTCATTATTAACGAAGTGTCAGACTTTCCTACAGCCGTTGGCGGTGTAATTTCGCTCAATGGTGATACGGATTACTTGATCACAACCGACTTGAGCTTGTCTGACAGATTCTTACTACCTAATAATTCTGACGTTGTAATACGCGCAGCCGATAACAGAGTGGTAACACTGACATATACTGGTAGCGGTGATATGTTTACCTACACAAACCCGAAAGCGACAATTAAAAACATAAATATATCTTGCACCAGTGGCACGTTTTTAAATGCATCAGCAAGCACAACGGGCGATATCACTATTTTTAATAGCGTGATTAACGCTGATACACTCGGCACAATCACAAACTTGTCATTAACTATGCAAGCGGTCGGTATAACCAACATAGTGACAACGGGCTTTTCGTTTTCGGGGGCAATCCCATCGCTGCAAGTCATTGCTATGAATGTTAGTGACATTCAAGCCGGCACTTTATTTGATTTAGATGGCGCGACTTTTGACGTGCTAAACCTTAATAAGCGCAACGCCATTGGTTAATATCTCATCATCGGATAATCAATATCAATTTAGTGGCTCAAATATCATTCCTGACACACTGTCAGATGCAATGCTATACACGACAACGCCAGCAACGACAACCATTGCAAGCGCTGGCGCTGCCGTATTGGTCGCAAATACATGGGTAGTTAGTCGAGAGTCACAATTCACTTGTACGACTGCAGGACGCGCAGTATACACAGGCGTAAAAGACATAGTTGTTCCGATTACGGCAAAATGCTCAGTAGCGCCAGTATCAGGCACAAACATAAAAATAGGCGTTTACATTGCAAAAAATGGTGTTATTGTTGCGGCCAGTGAAGCCTATGGGACAGCATCAGCAGGAAGTCCAGCAAGCATCACGGTAATTTGGCAAGATGGTCTATCAACTAACGACTATTTAGAAGTGTTTGTCGAAAATGACGACAACGCAACTGATTTAAGTGTTGAGACTGCGCAATTTAGGATTAATTAATGCCAAAAATACAATATTCATTTACGCAAGGGTTTTATCAATCGCCATCGCTTGCAATCAGCAATCAGCGGTGCGTTAACCTATATCCAAATGTTGCACAAACACAAACGCCATTTGCCGAGTCATTACTTGGTAGTGCTGGCATAGTAGAACTCGCAAATACAGGTAAGATTAACCAAGTAAACCGTGGCGCAACAACAATGGACGGTATTCCCTACTTCGTTAACGGCGGCACGCTATACACCATTACGGGCGATGATGAAGTTGCATCACTAGGCGCAATAAGCGGTTCTGCGCGGTGCGAGTTTGCAAATAATGGCACTCAGTTGCTTATACTGATACCAGGCGGGAAAGGCTACATATACACAGTTTCAAGTGGATTGGCAGAGATAACCGATACCGACTTTACGACAACCAACGGGAAGCCGCAAAGCGTGGTGTTTATCGATGGGTTCTTTGTCGTATCCACTGATACCAAAAAACTAAAATCAAGTGCGATCAATGACGGCACGACATGGGCAGCATTGGATTTTGGGAGCGCAGAAGCCGATCCGGATGATATTGTCAAACTGAATGTATTCAGAAATCAATTGTATGTATTCGGCTCAAAAACAATAGAGCCATTTGTAAACGCTGGTACTGTTGGCTTCCCGTTCAGCAGAATACAGGGCGGGGTAATTCCTAAAGGCGCGTCAAGTCAGTACGCTATCATCAACACATCAGATGCCATCATGTGGTTAGGCGCAAGCGAGAATGAAACAGCGGCTATATGGCTGCTACAAGGTTCAGCACCTACAAAAGTATCCACTACGGCAATCGACAGCTATATAGCAACGCTAAGCAATGAGGATATACTAAGCACTTTTGCGTGGTCTTACGCGCAAGCAGGGGCGTATTTCATTGGGTTTTCATTCCCTAGCAAGACCTTTGTGTTTGATTTAATCACTCAGCGCTGGCATGAGCGAGAGTCTAGCATTGTTAATACTAAAGGATTTACCGAAACCATCAGATGGCGTGCTAATGCAGTTATCCAAGCCTATAACAAGATTATAGTGTTTGACTCGCAGCAGGGTTTAGTCGGTGAATTATCGCTTGAGACTTATGAAGAGTACGACAGACCGATTGAGGCGTATTTTACCACATCGCCATTGTATGATATGGGGCGGCCCGTCATGATCACTTCTGCTGAATTAGCTATGGAGTCGGGTGTTGGTGGTTATGATAAAGCACCTGAAATACGACTTGAAACATCGCAGGACGGCCGAGTATTCAGCGACCCTATCACGCGAACATACGGCAAAGCAGGGCAGTACTCAGCGCGTGCTATATGGAATAGGCTAGGCAGATTCAGCCGTACAGCTATTTTTAAGTTCACAATCACAGACCCCAAAAAACGCGCAATTATTGATTTAGTATTAGGTGTGCGAAATGGTCGATAAGGTCAACCAAGTACCGCAACAATTGCCTATTGTTGACAAAGAAGGCAAGCAAACGCAAGTTGCGCAACTGATGTTTAAATCGCTAGTTGACAGGTCTGTCATTATCGCAACAGGAAGCCCGGAAGGTGTTGTTGAAGCATTGCCGGGGGCGTTATACATGGACGACAGCGGCACTACCGGCTCAATTTTATACATCAAAAAAACAGGAAAATCGAATACTGGATGGATATTAGTATAATACGTGGTATAATTGGCTCAACAAGCCATTAAACACGTGTTGGCAAGCGGGGTATTGATCTGATATTCCGTTTCTTTATCTAGCTCAGTATCTCAAATAATTAGAGGTTTACATGAGCATCTTTGATCCAAACGATTCAAGCCAAGCCGCAAATGTAGCAGCGCAGGGCTATATTAACGCGCAAGATTACGCGCAGAAGTCGGCAGAACGCGCGCGACTTGAAGCTATTGACTTATTCAATCGCGGAGGTCATACGCAAAACAC